CCCAAATATGTTCGTGAAGAGTTAGAACGACGTGAACGTGATGTTGGTGTTAATTTCATTTCCAACACTATCGCTAGTTGGGATGACGATGGTAACTGGAACACTTACAAAGGACCAATGCGCTGTTGGGTTCGTGTTTGTTCCAATGGAATTGGTGAAGAAAGATATGGATCCAAATCCGGATTTATAATGGCTGGTGCAACAGGGTTTTACAGAGACTACGGTGTTAATCCAAAAGACTATTCAAAGACTCAAACCGTAATTGGTTATACACCTGCTGGACAACCTCACCAGATTGACAATGAGTACACAATAGATAGTAACGCCATTAGCAAACACGTTCCTCCGCCAGGCATTATCAGCATTGATGCGGTGATGCAAAAGTCGATGTATAGACAGGTGACAATCAAGTGGAAATGTTTTTCAAAGGATCATTTGAATTATATGACTCCATATTTTATGTCTCCGGGCGTTTCAATGTTTATTGAATGGGGATGGAATCACTATAACCCCGAGTGTTTGTTGGATCTTAACGATATTGGACAACCAGCAAAAATGAAAGATTCTGCTGATGATAAAACTCCCGGTCCAAGTGGCGACCCAAACGATCCACGTAAAACAGAAGGAACTGGATTGTTAGGTATTTATACAGATCCTCTTCAACAACAGTTGTTGGTGGAAAAAGGTAAAGGTACTTATGAATTGACATGCGGTATTGTTACGTCATTTGACTATTCATTACAGGCAGATGGATCGTATGATTGTACAACGGAAATCAAGAGCAACAGCTTTATTTACAGTGGTGTACAAACACGAAGCAATGCTATTGCATCAACGTCACCTGCTGACAATAAAGGTAATAAAAAACCAGAACCAGTCAAACCTCTAAAAGAGTATATTGCCAATGATTTTAAATCGTTGCCAAAAACAGTGTTGACCGGACTTAATTCCAAAGATTCACTGTTTCCAATACCCGGATGGCCAGGGCCAGAAACAAGAGTATTCATTCCTCGTAATCTTGATACCTCAAACGATCCACGTACCAAAGTTGATAATGTGACCAAGTATAGTTTTGACTCTGGAGCCACAGATGATTTTTGGATCACGATGGGATTGTTCGTTGATATTATCAACAAGTTTTGCGCAGCCGAAGCAACAAAGGTTGGTGCAACCTTCAACCAAATTGATATTTCATCATCGTGGATTGGTGGACATAAAAATTTGATTAGTACCGACGGAAAAATATTGTTGATACCAAATTCACAAGCACCAAACATTTCTCCATCAGTTGAAGATCGTGGAAAGTCTACCAACTATACAACTCCAGATACGCAAAAAGATGGCAAAGATCCAGCGGCAATTAGTGAAGCGGATAAAACATTGCAATCAGTGTTTAATTCAACAACACGTCAGGATCTTAATGAGATTGTTAATTACTTCAGAATCAGATATTCTGGAAAAGATCCGGGTGATGTAGAGTTTCCAGCAAAACAATATGACTATAATTTGGGTAAGTTGGAAAACTTGTATATTCACAAGGATGTGATTATCAAAGCAGTTGAAAAGTCTGAAACTGTGACTGACATTTTGAACTTTGTTCTGAATAAATTATCAGAAGCCGTAAATGGAATGTGGAAGTTTAGTTTGATTCAATATGGACCTTCTAATTCATTGTTGTCCATCATTGATACTGAGTCTTTTAGCTTGAAACGTCTTCAAGAGTTAAACTCTAATAACCGTCCATATATTTACTCTTTCAAAAATCGAGCAAGCAGAAACAACATACAATCTTTAAACTTCAGTGTCAAACTAAGTGATAAGGTTGCTACAACGGTTTTGTATAATTCACCAAAGGATAATCAAACATCGGTTCCTATGAAGAATCCGTTTGGGTTTGTTACCAGAGATAGATTTTTCAAACTTACAAATGATGAGTCTTATTTGACACCAAAAGACAAAGAGGCTGTATTAAAAGCAAAACAAAATACTGAATTGGAACGTCAAAGAGAAGACAAGAAACGTCAAGAGACTATACAAAAAGAACGTGACGTTAAATCAGGAGCATTTATTGTGGGTGTGGTGAAGAAAGAGGGTGGCGCTGAAAAGACATATATTCGAAAATTGGTATTGACGCAAAAAGATTTGTTTACTTTGTTGGTTAATGACAAAGATCCGCAAAATTCTTCTATCAATTCATTTCCACAACCGGGAATTAAAGCCGAAATTACATTGACGGGTATTGCAGGAATGAAGACATTTCAAGTGTTTGGTATTGACAATTTACCTGAACCATATAATAAAGACATTCTGTTTCAGGTAGAAGACGTAAAACATAGTCTACAAAACACTGGTATGTGGACAACCACAATTACTGCTGGAATGCGTCCAACTAAAGGATTGAATATCTCAACATGATTAATCTTGACAAGTATATCAGTTTAGCAGGAGACAACATACCTCCAGTATTTCCACGTGCGTATTTGTTTTCTAACAAAGACGTAGATTATTCTATTCCTTACACCCGTCGATTTTTTGCAAAGAAGATCAACGACAACGATGTCTTGGAAGTGGAAGGTGACAACTTCAAAAACCTACCCGGAAACATCTACCAAAAAGTCAGTGTTAGTTGGCAAGTTTCTGGATTTGAAAGAAATCAGGTCAAAAACGGAAGAGTGGTTCAGGAAGGTGCTTTTGAGTACAATCAAAAACAAATCAAGTTGGCTGAGAAAGATATGCCAGGATTGACCCAGAAGATCGGTGGAAATTATTTATTGGGGTTTAGGCAATCATAATTTGACTTATAGGAGGTCACAGTCTATAGTTACATCCAAATGACCTTGGATGAAATCAAACACGTTATTGGCCTAAAAGACATCATTCTTGATGTGGTGCCGTTGTCCGATAGTCATCATCCTGCTTCAGTTGAACCGTGTTTGGTGATGATCAAAGCTGTTGGTGTGGATCGTGTGTGTACAATTCATATTGACACTTATGATTCGTCTGTGTTTTATACAAAATCGATGGTAAGCAAGTTTTTAAACAAACTCAAGAACCGTATCTTTTGTTTTTCTAAACGCAAGGTTCTTCATCAATTGAACGTCAATAAATTGTATGATCTGTGTTTGGTTATGTTCATGGAAACGGGTGAGATCATCGAACAAGATGAATATGACACAGCGGCTCATTCGTTCTTCAAAAACAAATACACCACTCATATTGAGAGCAACAAAATCATTCCAAGCAACAATCACATATCCAGATTTGATGATATGTGTGAGGATATGGAACCACATATCAAGAAAACGTATGAGGATTCGTATTTTGAACTGAACGGGTCAATCATTGAAACTCTTCAACAGATTGAAGTTAATGGGTTACAGGTTAACATGGAAGAGTTTAAAAAACACTTTCCAGACAAGAAACATTTGGTGGTAAACAACAAGGTTTATACTGAATACAACATTTTTACTTCAACTGGAAGACCCAGCAATCGTTTTGGTGGAATCAACTATTCTGCATTGAACAAGGAAAACGAATGTCGTAAGAGTTTTGTGTCTAGGTTTGGCAGTGATGGGTTGTTGGTGATGTTGGATTATAGTGCGTATCATCCGCACATTATTGGTAAGTTGATCAAATATAACTTTCCGGAGGGGGTCAATATTTACGAGTATTTGGCACGATATTACTTCAAAACTGAAGATCCATCTGAAGATCAGGTAAAACGGTCAAAGACCCTGACATTCCAGCAGTTATACGGTACAATTTCTCCAGAATACGTAAAAATTCCGTATTTTACGAAGATCTTGGAATACATCAATCATAGGTGGGAATTCTTCAACGATTTCAACTACATTGAGACACCGATTTTCAAACGTCCGATTACGTCGAATCATTTGAAGGATGCAACGCCAAACAAGTTGTTCAATTACATTCTTCAAGCGTCTGAAACTGAATATTCGATCAAGAGTTTGATGGATGTTAATCGGCATTTGGCGGACAAACAAACCAAACCGATATTGTATACTTATGATTCGGTGTTGTATGATGTGTATAAGCCTGAAGGAAAAGAGATAATAAAGACCATCACAGAATTGATGGAAAATCAGGGATTTCCTACGAAGTGTTATTTTGGAACCAATTATCATGAGATGAAATCGGTAAGTTCTTAAAAAGACTGTTTTTGGAATATAGACACAATATTTATTAGTTATTGTGTCGATATGAATAAAGCCAAGATCATAAATGATATCCTTCTTGAATATTCTCTCTTAGTAGAGGATGGTGGAATCTCCAAAGTTGATACTGACAAGTTATTAACCGCTATTGAAAACTGTGGATATAGTGAGTATTTTTCACCAACAACTGTTCAACAAATTGTTGAAGCCGACGCAAAAATTGGTTCTTCCAAGTATTTAACAGATGATGAAATCAAATCGTTCAACACCATGGTTGGACCTTTGAGACGTGCTGGCGATTTTAACGACAATGACTTAAAACAAGTTGATCTGAGTTTGGCGTATAACAAGCCAGCAGAACGTTTTCCTGGCGATGTTCATGTACCCAATGGTTTGACATACGACGAAATGGTTGAATTGGTATCAAATCCAGAAAAACGTAAAGAGTATGGAATTCCCGAAAATATTGAGTTAAGTTTCACAAATTCAAACACAAAGCTGAGACTCAAGTTTGGACCCAAGTTGGTCTCAATGATCAACGTACCACAGGGATTGAAAATTGGAACTCCCGGTTGGAGATCTGCGTTGTTGTATTTACAATTGTATCGTTCACTTGGTGATTTATTGAAGTCGAAGACGGTTAAGGCAAGTGGTATTGAACAAGAGAAGATTAAGGCTGATCAACTCAACGAGTGGTTCAAAGAAAACAATCCAGAGAAAGTTGTATTTGATCTTCACGTTTGGGATAAGGGCGAACACGTTAACACTGGCGTAAAGGTTGATTCCGCCGTACATCTACAATTGGGTACTGGAGAAAAAGCAGATATTGCCATGTTGGAACGTGGTCGTGAAGTATTTTGGATTTCTTTCAAGGGTGGGGATTTCAAGGAAGGAATGAGTGCTAGTGAATTGGCGAATGTTGATTTTCCACAATATGGTGGATTTGTTGGATTAGATGCCATTTATAAGACAGATAAAGTTTGGTTGAGTGTTAAATCAAAGATGATTTCTGGTATTGTCAAAAATTACCCAAATCGAATTGAGGTTAATTCTAAGACTACTACTTTTGATGAAAAAGGAAATCTCGTTAACTTCAATGGTGTTCCTGCTATAGAAGCATTACAAGGCAATCGTGAAATGTACAATCTATTGATTGGTGCGTTTAAGAAGGGATTTTATCGGTTTGTTACTGATACTACTACAAAACGCAAATATCTTTACATGATGAATAACTTTGACGGTTATTTGGATTTCTTAGATGGATCGCCAAAGACTAAGGAAATTGCAGGAAAGTCAATTTATGGCACTGATTTTACTTTGGACAAGAGTAAGCCATTCAGTCGTCAAAATTGTAGTGTTTTGATGCAATCACGAACTCCGTTGATCATGTCACGGATTCCTACTAAGTCAAAGAAGAATGTACAGTTGTTGATTAAAACTGATGAAAATGGACACGTATTGTTCAATCCAAATCTTCCTTTGCCAAAAAATGCTCAAGATCCGTTTCAAAAGTATAAACCGGTAATGTATTTTAGAAGTGGAACAAACGAACAGTTTACTACGGATTACAATGGCGATGGATACATGTTCATGAGAGCCAGAATAGTAATCATTCCAGCAGCCAAGATTGCACCAAAAGCATCGAACCTTGCAAGTTAAAATGAAAAAGACTTACAAAAACATTTCAGATTTTTTGCTTTCCGAACTTTGTTTAGACAACAGAGTTGAGGATGGTATATTTGATATATTCAATAATGACCACATGGAAGTTCTACGAGAAAAACTTGTAGAAATGGGAATTCCAAAAAGTGAAGTTGTTGAATTAGCAAATAAGGTTATTGAGGGTAAATACCCAGAAAGACAAGCATACAATGCTAAGGGTATTTTGGTTACATTCCCCAATGCGGAATATAAACAACGTGCAATACGTCGTGGAACTCATTTTGAGGAAGATCCAACCAAGGGTCAGACCAATTTGGATTTCGCCACACCAGCACAACCAGTACAAGAACCAACATCACCAAATGAAAAACCTATTCAAATTGAGCCAGGTGCTCAACAAGATAATCAAGATAATCAACCTATTCAGCAAAACCAAGAACCAACCGGAACCGGTCAAGTCCAAGGACAATCAGGAGTTGATACAACCGATCTTGAAACCCGAAGTGGCGAACAAAAAGAAAAAGACGCAAAAGAAGTCGAAAAAATCCTAACCACTGAGTTTTCTTTGGAAGAAGCAAAACAAAACAAT